GGGGCACCTCAGGCACTTGTGTCTCGGACACGGGTGTAACACACCCTAAATCCGTCTGTAGAAAGGGAAAACCATGGAAACGAAGCGTCGATCACTCGGCGCAACGATCAGTGGAACTCATACCAATCCATTTGGTACGACATCCTTCTCTGTTCCTGTAACAACGGAACAGCAGCGCACCACGTCCTTCTGGACGGGGTGGCCACTCGTACAAGCCGCTAAGCGCCATCAGGCGAATAACGTCAACTACGGTAGTGGCTTCCAGCATGCAATTACGCATGCAGATTGGGGCGCTAACTTCATTACTGAGCGTTCTCGAGTGTTTTCTACATTGTCCGATCATCAGATGGGTGCTAGTAATGGCACAAATCTGTACTCGTACTTGTATCAACACAAGGGACCAGCTCTCCTAGGAGGGCATAATCTGATGGCGCATTATACGCCATCCGAGCTTAGTAATGCTGAGCAACAACTTTTCACATTGGGTGCCAAAGCTGTAAAGCTGGCGCGACCAAACAAGCCCCAGATTGACCTTTCGGTCACTATCGGGGAACTCCGTAAGGAGGGCTTGCCCTCTCTTATTGGATCTCTTGCAGGTCGTACTCGTACTGTCAAAGATGCATTTCGCAACGGAGGCAGCGAGTATCTCAATGTGCAATTCGGCTGGGGTCCCATTGTTAGGGACCTCATTGCCTTGTTGAAGCTCATACCAGAAACCCGTAAGCGTATCGAGCAATACGAACGCGATATTGGGAAACTGGTAAGGAGAAGGATCCACTTTCCAGTCCAAAAGGAAACTGTGATTGGGTCAACTTACAGTACCCAGCCTAGTTTATACCTTCCCATGGCGGGAACGCCATGGGGAAGTGTCCCTGAAGATCATATTTCCTTCAGGCCTAATGGACAGGTGCCGGAACAAGTAACGCAGACCACTGAGGAGATTTGGTTCTCCGGTGGCTTTCGGTTTTATCACCGATCAGTGCCAGAAGCACTGAGCGACCTTGCCTCTTTCGAGGAAAAGGCGAATCTCCTTTTGGGGACTCGACTTGATCCCGAGGTTCTTTGGAACCTCGCACCTTGGACCTGGCTATCTGATTGGTTCGTCAATTTTGGCGACGTACTCGGTAATATGAGTGCGTTCCT